CTTGGGGATTAGTATACCTGGACGCACCGACTGCCGTGCAGTACATAGCCACATCCCAGAATGTCCTGGCCATATGCTCCGGTGGAACGCCCAGCTCTTTCAGTTTGGCACTTATTTTAGCCAGATTTTCAGCAGTTGCCACTTGATTGGCTTCAGGGTTCCAACCCAGCTTTTGAAGATCATCGAGCGTGGGTCGAGTAAAGATGTTTGAACCATCAAGCTTCATTTTGTCGGACACCTTCAGCCTTTTTCTGTCCGCCTCCCAACCTCCATTAACTATGGATGAGCCAGCAATACTTTTTGCAGTTAGGTCCTGCAAGGCCTGAAAACGCTCCAATAGAGATTTCTGCAACCCCTCAGCATCCCGAATAAACTCTTTCTCGCTCCCCAGCTTCGAACTTTGCTGCTCAAGCTGTTGTTTCAACCTAGCCTCAACACGAGCCTTCTCTTCAGCAGCTTTCTGTTGCTCCGCCATCTTTATCAAATTCTTCTTCTGCAAACTTAAAGATTCTCAAATAGCTTGCACTTTCAAGGTTTTCGCGTATTCAATGAATTCACTCGAAAAATCACAACCAAGTATTTTAACACTCTCACCAGTAAGGATAATGGTACAACTATTTTGGGTATTTTTAAGATAAAATTCAATAGTATGCAAACTAAGTAGTACTACACAGCAGGAAATCAAACCAACAATTATTTGTGACAGTTGCATCCCTTGTTTGTTCTCAAGGATGAGGCGTGAATCAGACCAATGATCAGCAGAACCAGAGCTAAAGCCTGTATGTTGTTTGGGCCCTTGAACCAATTGTTCGAGACTCTCGCAGGGGAGTGGTACTGTATGGTTTTTGTTCCGTCCTTATAAAAACCTCCGTGCGGCAATGAGTGAATATTGTCTCCAACGTGAGGCAATTGGTTGGACCTCAAAGTGAATATAATAATCGCAATGCCCGCTCCAATTGCTAAAGCAAGGAATGATCTTGAATTATCAGGAGGTGCTATCAATGGCATTTGAACAATTATGAAACCCCTCTGGCTCCGGTGTTATAATTAAGAGTTTCTCTGTAGCCCTAGTACAGCAGATGTAAAATTCAGCTCTGTGAACCCCTATAGCAGACTTGCCAGATATAACTAGAGAGACGGTTGGGAATTCCAGACCAATAATGTCCGCAGGACTCTTATGGTTGATCTGATTGTAATCGAGGAACTCGCAGACTTCGGATTCGAAACAGGTCACAACACCCTCTGGTTCAGATCCGAGTAGGGTTCTGACTTCTAGTACGCCCTCACGCTCACTCGTGATCTCGAAATCCAACTCTTGCAAGAGTTTGACGATGGGTAGAGGGACTCGATGGGAAGAACACTTCGAGAATACGCTCTCAAAAGCAGCAGAACTCTTTAGCATTAACTGAGCGATGTCGCCAAAAATGGCAAAAGGTTTGAGCTTTTCCCAATCACCTCTCTGGAATTCGTCTATCAGAATAAACTTGCTAGGATCAGGTTTGGACTCCTCAGAGATTCCTTTGATAAAACGGCCAGAACAGTTATGATGGTCCGCTACCCCAAAAGTCCAGGCCTCAAACCTCGAATCCTGACGCAACAAACGCCTAATACTTGAAGTTTTACCAGCGCCGGGAACAGCTAAAACTACTATAGGTAAATCAAACACAATTTTATTTCTCCTAAAACCACACTCTAACAAATTGTTTATGAACACATCCATCTAATCAAACTATATTAGCGATAATCTAAGCTTAATGCAAACTTTCCATCAGAGATTTGGCGTTCAAGAACACAGTCTTAACATCGCTCCGTAGTAAGTGACTTCTTTTGATAATGACCCTTACACAATTGTAAAAAGCATCAGTTTCCTCCTCATTCATAGCATTAACTGCTTGCTCCCCGCGCTTGTAAGCGTAAGACAATTCAATGGCATAATTATCAATGCAATTATGCAAGTTCTTCTTTTCCCTGGCAATACAGATTCTCTCATACACCAATTGAGGCTTCTTGAAAATACCGAATGGTAGCAAAGACCAACCACAAAAAGTGGGGTTCTTTGTGAACTGCACTTTGGCTTTCAACTTCAACTTGGACAAGAAATCTTCAAATTTGTCACTAACTTTCAAATGTTTTGAAGCACACATATCATCCCCCGCGAAACAAATGAATTCATCACCTCTGGTATCATATCGCAAGAAGGTGAAGAGGGCATTGGCCATGGTGTTAAACAAGAATGTGCTTGCCTCTCCCGAAAACCGCATAATAGCAAATGACCCCAACTTTGAGCCCAAATGGGTCTTGATGTACCTGTAATCAGCAATTAAATCCCTAGGCAAGCCCAAATGTTCCATTAGGGTTAATTCAAAGGCCATGATCCAGTGATCTTGGGAAGCATCGAAAGCCTCATAGTCCGACTCAGTACAGACTCCAGTGAAATTACCTCTGATAACCCAATCATCCAACTCTTCTAATCTCTTCCCTGAGTGGATGTAGTAGTTTGTCTTCAGCAAAGCCTCACCTAGCAGCTTTTCAATATAGCGCATGTAAGGGGCAAATCTACACAAAACCGAATGTTGAAAGCATACGATAGATTGTGCAGCTTTAGCACACCTGAACCTGTTGTCGAACTTGGTACAGATTTGACTTTTGGAAAACACCAAACCGACATCTGCCAACCAATCCCTACAAGATCTGCCAGCATGATTCTCTATTGTGGCCGCACTTTTGCTTCGTTTCTTTTCTTCAAAGTCTTGCACAGCTTCAGCCATCAAATCCGGTCTATGGCTTGCACGTAATGGTATTTTCTTCAAAAATTCATCCAGCAAGAATTTCCCATACGGCAATGCTTCATTGAGCTTTGCTTCCTCGATATGAGGCTTGGAAAATCTTAACCTTTTCTTCACTGCCATCAGAAAGGTTAAATTATCTGAAGCTCTGTGCCTTGGGTAAATTGCTTCAAACCTCTCAGCCGCATTAGTCAACCGCTCACCGCAACCGCGATCATGGTCATCAGTGAATTGTTCAGTGACCATGTCCCGAAAACGATACTCCCTAGCATCCTTCTCCAGTAGTAGGTGTAACCATCTACTCCTTACGCCCTCCATTTCACAACGAGGGAGGTGAGTTTTGAACCACTGGTCTTGCTCCATGAACTCATTGATAAGGGCCACCTCTACATCTTCAGTTTGCCCCAGGAATAACTCACCCTTCAGCCAAGGATCACCACCCAACTTTTCTTCAACCAACCCTTGATCCTTGCCAATCTTACCGATAAAGGTCTGCTTAAATTTTGGATTCCCAGGAAGTATTTCCTTTAGCTTATCTGTGCTACTAGATCCTTTCAGGAAGTCCGCTAACACGGAATTTGATTTTCGCAAAACCAAATTCTCTAGGGTATCTCCCGTTAAGTTCAAGATAGCAAGATTTTGTCTGAATCTTGATAGGGCAGTAACCCATCTTTTTTCATTGACTTTGAGAGAATCAGCACTCAGAATGATTAAACCCCTATCAAACGTCAACCCCGTGGATTCCCCAAAGGTTAGGACCTTGCAATCCTGCCCATAGTAAGCCCTGACGAGTTTCTTCTCTGTAAATCCAGCAACGAGCACAACTGCTCTATATTCAGGCGCAATTTTGAGGAATTCACTCACCCCTTCATAAATTAAATAAGGCTCATCAATTTCCAGACTTTGCTGCATGAAGGCACAAGGTAAACGCCTCAAAAAATTCCGGTTTTGGAACCTGTAAGAACCAATAGTGTAATCATAATCAACACCCTGCAAAGCTCTTTCCAAATCCGAACCCAAATAACACAGAATATTCCTATCCTTCTCATTATCATAATCACTCTGAGCAGGATCGCCAAGAGCCACTAATTCGCACTTTCCATTCAACTGATAAGTCACACAATCCAAATACCCTGGGGGGAAGAGTTGAATTTCATCCATAACAACACAATCTTCAGCCTTCAGACTCTGTATTTTGAGTAGAAATACCTCGAAGGTGTGCACGAACCAATTCTTGCTCTTTAACTTACCACTTTTTCCCATCCTACCACTTTCGTAACCAAGGGCCTTAGCCATGTTCACCCTAATTTCCTCTGCCAGAACTTTCCTGGGGGAGACAAAATGCACCCGCTTCCCTTCATTGGCCTTGAGAAACTTAATGAACAAGGTACTTTTACCTGCTCCAAAAGTGCCAAGGATAACGGTCACGTTCCTACTCACAGATCCTGGACCTGGATTCTGTATCAACGGTTGATCATTGTAAAGTTTTGAGGAAATCACTCCCGTCAATCCGGAATGCAAACTTTCACAGAGAATGTCAGCTCTATCCTTCTTGGCTTCATACAGCAATTCAGTCCCCGCGGCCTTCAGTGCCGCAAGGGAGTTCCTTTCTACCCCTAGCCCTTCAACCTCACCAAATCGCTCCAAGCCGATTATCTTGTTTTTATCCACATGAACCAGGTGACTTCCATAGTTCTGGAAGAAGCGCTCAAGAGCCCCCTTGGGGTTGAGGATAATCACATCCCCTTCATTGTCAATCACGGCCCGTATACCGAAGAGCGTCATGAAAGGTTCAATCAGAAACACCTCCAAACCCTCCCCTGACTCTACCAAATCTAAGAGGTTACGGTTCTCAGCTTTAGTGAGACACCTGTGGATATCTTGCAAAGTCTTCCCTAGAGATTCAGCAATTGCCCTGAGCACACAAACCTCCTTAGGGATTACAGGGCTATAATGCTCCCCGATCAACTGCATACGTGCACATTGCCTCAAATCAGTCTTTGGAGTGAAGACCCACACTATGGAGCTATTCAGGTCAATAATTTCAATCTGCACACTATGCAACCTAGCAGCAGCCACAATACTTTCAAACTCACAATATGCATAACCACTCATTTGCGTCTTTAGCGGCTCGAGATTCCAATCCACTTCCTCTAAACGTGCTGCACTTATCTCCTTTAGAGCTTTACCCTCCAAGCCAAAGTAGTAACCTAAGGAGTGCCAGAAACAATTCCCATCACCGGGCACCTCTATTACATCTAGGAATTGTGTGTCCACGTCCTTGCCTTGCTTAATTTCCACATCATGGAGTGTGATTATTTCCACACTCTGTTCGCTCTCAGATTGATCACACAAAGATTCAACCTCGCATTCACGCTCCAGGTACTCCCTGCACTGCTTCAACTGCCTAAATGTGTAACTGATTCTTCCATGGGTGCAGTTGCTCACAGCGTGCTTATGACCGTTCTGGCATCCCTCAGGCATAATCAAATAAGCATCTGCCCCAAAGTTAAATGTGAAGCCCCCACGGCTGCACCTGACCGAAAAATTCGCACTACCTCCAGTGGTCATGGTTAGTATTTTCCCATCCTTTGGAAAGATTGCCTCATCATCTGCGTGGAACCCTATTTGTGACCCACCAGAATAAATCTGGACAAGAACGCAATCGTACTCTTCAGGGTCAAAGCCATTACACTCTAGCAACATATCCATCCACGCCGGCCATTCAATAGCTTCATGTGCACCACCATTGTACTTGTATTCCACTTGACATTTACTGAAAAAGGTCGCACTTCTGTTGCCCAAATCATCGAGGAAATTAACCCTTGCTTGATCAACCAGTATAGTCTTCCCACACTCAAAACTCATGCCACAATCACAATTCAAGTGGGAGACCTCCCTATCAAAAGTTTTGGTGGTCTTAATCTCCTCTACCACCTCCTCAATTTCCTCAGTTTGCTCTTCCCCTTCCTTTACGGCCAGATCCAGATAAGTGAGCATTTTCCTGTCCAGAATTTGCTCTTCTTCTTCTTCCTGCAACTCCGATAGAGCACGCATAATGTAGGCATCAAGATCCTCAGCTTGCAAACCGCTCAGTACATATCTAGCCACCAAATTACCCTCAGCCCTTTCCACTAACAGGGTATAAAAACTGTAGGGATTCAACTCCATGAGTGCATTATAAGAGTAGCTGCGTTTTAACATATCTATGATACTCCTACGTAAAGTTCCACTATTTACAACGAACAATTCAGCACAATAGAAATCAGAATA